TTACTCTCGATGCGATTTTGCCAAATGTCTTTTTGGTCCTTATGTTGCCGCTGTTTCTGAGCGGCTATTTGCACTTCCCCAGTTTATTAAAAAGATCCCTGTTAAGGATAGGCCCGAGGCCATCTACAACAGATTGTATAAACCCGGTGCAAAATATTTTGCGACTGATTATGAGTCTTTTGAAGCCCATTTTATTCCAAAAATTATGGAGGCTTGCGAAAACGTGTTGTTTCTCTTTATGTTCAGGTACTGTTCTGTGCACCATTTAATGATCGTTGAGCTTTTTGCCGTGGTCAAGATGGGTGGGCAGCGCCTAATTTTCAAATTGCTGGATGCATTTATCTTTGGTACGAGATGCTCCGGCGAGATGGATACTTCCTTATCCAACGGATTCACAAACATGATGGTTTGGTTCTTTTTGTCATGGGAGGCTGGTTGTTTGATCATCAACATTCACTGCTTTTTCGAAGGCGATGATGGTGTTGGTCGGAACGACGGGCCGATGCCCACGGTAATGGATTTCGAACGTCTTGGTTTTAGAATCAAACTCATTATTCATGAACATCTCAATGAGGCTTCCTTTTGTGGCCAGGTTTATGATCTTGAGGAACGTGTTGTTGTTACAGATATTAAGGAGGTTGTCTGTCGTGTTGGATGGACAAATAAGAGATATGTGAATGCCGGCCCGAAGGTACGCATGGAATTGCTCCGAGCTCGCGGCTATAGTCTGGTTTATCAGTACGGTGGTTGTCCGATATTGGGTGTACTTGGGTCTAAAATTCTTGAATTGACGGCCAAAGAAGGTACTCTCGTTGTTAGGCAGTCTATCGTTGATAAAATGGATGAATGGGAACGCGGGAGATATCTCGAGGCGGTGAAATATGGAGCGCAAATTAAGGCCCCACGTGAAAACACTAGAGCATTAGTCGAGAGGTTATATGACCTGCCTGTTCTTGAACAGGTGGAGATTGAATCGAAGATTGACGCCATGGAAACGTTGGACGCTTTACCGTTCCAATTTTCAACCGTTGAGAAAGACTGGGTTACTTACTACGACAATTATTCTTCACCACGACCGGATTTGCCACCCGTCTGGTTGAGAAACAGGTCTGAAAGATTGATCGATATGTTGGTTAGTCGTGGAAGTATTTCAGTATCACAAAGCTATGTCCTTGGGGGGGGGGTAACATAACCGTTAAAGCCGGGATGTGGGGAGAGTTCAACCCACTGTGAAGAAAATTGACTCCGCG